GTACTGCTGATACTGGTCCTGTCGCAATCTCATTCATTGTAGTTAAACCAAGGGTAACGAGACTTTGGTACATCATTTATGTTTTGTAGAGTGTCTCTTCCCATCACAAACTGAGGAACGCCCCCCAACTCTCTATTCCTGCCACCACTAGCAATAGTCATCATAATTGCATCCTTAGCTTCTTCTGGACTTAATCCCTGTCTTGCAAGCTCTAAACCAAACTCATTGTTGATGTAATCAAGGTATTCTGTTCTTGGGTCTTTGCCTTGTGACTTCTGCTTAATAGCTTGAAAGTGTTCTTTAGCCTGAGCACCAAGACCAGCTAATGGATTCTGTCCTGCGTAATAAGCAAATAGCGCATGATTGACTATGTTGAATATCTCTTCATCGCCTCTTATGCCTGTGTTCTGCCTATTCATCTCGCCTTCTTTTGGCAGGACCAACTCAACCCTAGAGTTTTTACCTATTAAACCAGCATCTACCATCTGATTAGTAAGCTCTACTGCCTCCTGAGATATAGCAAGCTGTCTTTCATCACCAAATCCTAGAGCATCAGCGCCTTTCTTAATTAAAGACTCTCCGCTATCAATAAGGTATTGCTTTAGTTCATTGTCCACGATTAGCAATCCTCATAAGGTCTGGAGTGCTCATGTTTCTCATGCGGTTCTCGTTATTCATCTCTTGTATTTCTCTTTGGTTCTTTATCTCTTCACCAAAGGTCTTAACATCAGTGTTGTCTATCTCTGCTCCAGCCTTCTCAGCATCTACCTCTACCTTGAGCCTGCTAGTCTGAGCATTAAAGATGTCTACCTGACTCTTTGCCTGATTTACTAGAGATGTATTCTGCATCTTCTGAGCTTCAATCTGTATACGCATAGTTTCGTTCTGCACTTTCTGAGCTTCTACTTGCGCCCTCAACTGCTCTGCCTGAGCTTTACCCATCTCTGCCTGAGCTATTATGAAAGCTGGATCAGGTTCTTGTGGCTGTTGTTGAGCTTGAGCCATAGCCGCTAATTCGTCTTGCGTCATCTGAGACTGAGGTATCATTCCCTGAGAAAGCATCTGCTCTCTCTTTCTGTCAGAGATTTGTTTTGCTGAAGCAGTAGAAACATTATCCAATAGGACATCACCAGCAATCTGCAAGATAGTAGGATCAATCTTTGCGATCTCAATAATGGTGTCGATTGTCTCTTTCTGTCTGTTCTTAAAGCTTGCTCCAGCTCTTACACTTACATCGTAAACGCCCACAGACAGATCATTCAGAGTTACAACCTCTCCGGTTTGCTGGTCAATCTGTTGCGTATTAATCGGAGCTACATCATAGGTTTGATCTTCTTTAAGAATCCTAACCGTTCTTGCTGTGTTGTATACTTTTGGGATAGCCTCTACCAATACACGCCCAGTTGCTCTTATGCCTGTCTCTAAGGCGCTGAAATACTTAAGCGTAGAGTTGTCACCCTTGTTTTGTAATTGCTCAATAGCTACACCACTTTGTAGTCCAGCATTTTCTCCCATGTTTGATGCATACATTCCTGAAGCGTAAGTAATCATGCCACGCATCGCTTCAGAGATTGTTCTAAGTCCAGCGTTGATTGCTGCGCCTCCTACTTGTTGAGGCGGGTTTGGAGCATCAGGATCAGGATTATAAAACTGCACAGGATCAGAGTTAGTGTTCAGAGTAGCCAAAGTATCTTCATGCCCAGAGGCCTGAGCTGGTGTCATCATAAACTTGGCTCTAGGTGCTAAGGCTCCCTCTTCAATCTCTCTGCTTACTGAGTAGTTCAATACTCTTTGAGGATCAAGCAGCTTCTCTACTACACCCCAATAGATAGACTTGTTCTCTGTAATTCTGTAGTTAGCATAGATAGGGACAACAGGCATTCTGCTAAACACTGTTTCCGATTTATCCTCTAACCAATCTTTTCCGTCAAAGAATCTACTGCAAACTGTTTTTTGTATTCGCTTTCTTCTTTGTATCTCGTTGATTCCCATTGCCTTGAAGTCATCAGTCACCTTCTTCAATTCGCTGTCAGCCTCATGCACAGCACCATTGTCAAACATGACTAGCTCTCTATCAGACTCTTCACAATAGATGAACTCACCAATAACAATAACTTCAGCCTTATCGTAGTAAGCATCACCATCTCTTCCTTCCGATACACTTTCCTCTGAGCCATCAGGCCATCTGCGCTGGTACTCTTCTTTGCTTATGGCGTGTAACACAAAGCAATAACGACTGTCAGACTTGTCTTGTCTCTCTGCTGCCGGATCAAAGAAGACTCTATCTATGGCATTGCCTATCTTTTCTATAACCAAGTCTTGCTCAAAAGAATCGTCATCAATGTATTTCTGTGAAACTCTCCAAGCATCAAAGCCGCCTACTACCATTCCTCTGGCTGACTCTGCGTAAACATCTGAAGCGTCACTCATAGTTTCTATGTTGCGTATGATTCCATCGTAGGTGTTAGCTATAGACTGAGTAGCACTACCGCCAGCAGGCGCAATCTTTACATCGAACTCTGCCTGAGTTATCTCTGAACATATTTGGTCCACAATAGGATTGACCATATCAAAAGTGTAGCGTGGCTTTTTCTCGTTCTTTGCCTGACTTAACCACTTAGGCTCCCATTGCCCATCTCTCTTGTCTAAGAACAATGCACACTCTCTAGCCTGATCTCTCATGTCTTGATCTGCATTCTGAGCTTTGGTTAGAAGGTCATAGACGTAATCGTGCTCTTTGTATTTCTTTGAGGAGTAAGGCTTGTCTTTATATTTCATCAGTCATTCCATCCTGCAAAATTAATTTTAGTGGGCGCTGCTTTTGTCTTAGGCCTGTAGCAAGCCATCATCAAAGCGTCACCCATGTTTGGAGATGGTAGCTGATAAGGCTTTCTTGCCATCTCTATCTTGGACATGATCTGTATTTTACCAGTGTTGCTACGCTTTAACGGTATGCGGCAAACCTCTGACCGGATTTGGTCTAGGTTAGATATGCTTGAGGATAAGCTAATTTGGTCCTCTGGGTCTACATATTCTCCACGCTCAACTGCACGATAAGTGTTGTAGAACCTATCTCTGAGCCGCCACCAGTATTGCGCTCTCTTATTAAAAAAGGTTTCTCTGTTAGTCTTGTTCTTTGTCTTGCCACCTTCAGTGTACGGTTGCTCTGGTTCTTCTACTCCCTCTGAACCCTTGAACATGAAGTAGTCTATACCGTTCTTATCGGCCAATGCGTTATCTACTTGCCGTTTAAGACTAACACCTAAGCCGTCACAATCCCAGACAAACCAATCTGCTCTATGCTCTAACGCTTTGTCCAGCGCCCAATCCATTCCGTCTGCTGCCTCTCCGGTCACCATTTCACTGATGTCTAGAATTTGGTTTCCTCTCCTAACACAGAATCCCTTAGAGTCACCGCCTGTATCAGATGGGTCATGGCTGGCTATTATCGCGCCTTCTCCCTTCCATCCTAACTTAGTGTGAGCATCAATAGCTGAGTCAAACCACTCTACACTTATCAAGGAGTCCTGAATTTCATCGTAAAACTCACCTTCCCAGATATGTTTGTACAAAGCTGATGACATACTCTTCTTATCATGCAGCCTCTCTTCTTCTAGGACCGTAGGGAATTTAGGGTTCTTGTCGTAGTTAACCCAGTAGATACAGTGCAAGTCATCTGAGTAATGCTTGTTTCTTCTTAGCTCTTTCTCAAACGGATTAAAGAACCTCTGGCTGAATGCATCGTTCTTACTGCGCGGGTTCGCGCTGATAAAGATTTGGCTACCTTCTTTTCGTAGTGTTGGAGTTAACGCCTTGAGACTTTCAAAGCTAAGGCTCTGCCCCTCCTCCACCCAGAAGAAATCAAAGTCATGGTAGGACTTCACATTCTCTGGTGATCTGGCTAACCCTCTAAACACAAAAGCTGTATCGCCGTTCTTGCGAAAGTTTATCTGGTTACTTTGTATCTCAAACATATTTTGCAGGCCTTGCCTCTCTATCTCTGCACAAAGCAAAGAGTAAACGCTGTCCTGCATACTGCTCTGAAACTCTCTGAAGCAAGCTGTCTTCTTGCCTTGCATCGCTTTAGCTAGAAGTATATTGGCTATGCCTACGCTTTTGCCTGAGCCTCTGCCGCCAATAAGGATAACGAACCTTGCCGTAGACTGAGCAAGCCTGCCGATTTCTTTGTTAATGACTGTAAGGTTATAGTTCATAAAGATAGTGGTCTAGCGGCTTTTCTAAAACCCAAGCCATTAAGACAGCTTCACAGCGTAGCCGAGAATCCTTGCTTACCGCTAACTGCCCCCACGGAGGACAACCATCATCAAAAAATACACCTGATTTTTCTGAGATCGCTTTTCTTGATTGTATTTTAACGTGATTACGATTGAACAAAGATTCAACTCCGTCTTCAATAATTACTCCATAAGGAAGTATATGTCTCATTCGGAGTCTTCTTCTATCGGACTTAGAAGGGGCATTTTGGCAATAGTGCGAATAGAGCAGGTGTGTCCCACTTATAGATTTAACATTCAATAAATTATCAAACTTATATGTCTCTGGCTCTTCATGCACTATCGTTCTCCTTATAAGGCTTTCTATGCAAATCTCTAGGGACAGACATTCGTAAATGCTTTTGGTGCATAGCTGCATCGTGATCTGGGTTTTCCCAATTTGCTACCACTCTGTTGTACGCACCATTCAATAAGACATCAGCCTTTTCCCTATCGTTTCCAATCAATCTCTTTTGGCTTTTAATTTTCTTTGCCAGCTCTTTACCTTCAGAGCCAATTAAGTTGTTAAGCCTCAAAGCAATAAGATTATAGCTTTCTAATTTGTTAGGCATAAGTAGCGCCTTTCGGACCAGCCTTCTTTTTCTTTTTCTTCTCTTGAGCTTTTGCATAGGCGATTGCTATGGCTTGGTTGCGTGGCTTTCCAGCATTGATCTCTGTACGGATGTTGCTGCTTATGGTTTTCTTGCTGCTACCTTTCTTGAGTGGCATAAATCCTCCTCAGTCATCTGCGCCAATAACTGTGATGGTTACATTTACGTCTTGATCTACTTCTACAGGTCCACCGTCAGCGCCTGTAATTTCTTGTCTAGACTTCTCAGTCCATCCCATTGTATGCGAAAGATAGAGCTTTAAGCTTGGAAAATCCTTATCAATAATTGCTTTATCTTTTAATGTATTTACAGCAAGCATTCCCGCCTTCATTCTACTCTGCGTATAGGCGGTAAAAACTCTTTCATCTCTTTTGAAAATTTCTCGTAAGGTCTTGGCAGTTATACAAAAATACTCTGCTAACTGGTCTTGAGTTAATACCGGACCCAGTTCTTTGATCTCGTCTATTTCGTCTTCTGTAAATTTACGCTCAGGTCTTGCCATCGCTTCCAACTAGACCAAACCCAGAGAAGGGAATATGAGCCACTGGCTCAATATCTTGAGGGTCTCCTCTGTCAGTCCTGCCTCCCATTGCTATACGAAAATCACATTTTGCTAAGTCTACCATTTCTAGTAGATCAGTCCACTGAACTACAAGTAAACAAATCTTGCCAGTATCTTCATGCAATCTCTTTGCAGCTTGCAACTTAGCCAATGATAACATATACGTTGGGTAGCTCCCACTAGGCTTGTTTCTATGCTTCATCTCAATAAACGCCACTATCTCTTTGTCTCTCTCAGCACAAAAATCTAGCATAGACTTTTTAGGAAGCTTGGTTAGCTTACAGTTCCACATCTTTTCTAGCTTTGTTTTTAGAAAACTTTCGTTGAGCCTGTCTCCCTCTGTTTCATAAATTGGTCTACTCAAGGCCTTTCTCCTGTCGAACTTGTCTTCTAGCTTTAGCTTCGCGCATGAACTTATAGTCTGAATGCCTGATTTTCTCTTTCTTTTGTACCGAATGTTCATGTATTAGTAGAAAAGTATCGTCTAACTCTTTCTTTTGCATAAGCTTGTAGTCTTTATCTGGTGCGAACGGTTTGTCACCAGAGAACAAGTCAGTTGTTTTTAGACCCACAGCCTCTGCTATTGCTGGAGCCTTAGCCCCACAAGCAAAGCAGTAAGCCAGTATTTTGTCCTCAACAATCTTGATAGTCATGCTGGGATTTTTGTCATCATGTACAGGACATAACGCTGTATACCTGTCATTGCCTACTTGTTTAACTTTCTGTAAACGATTCAAGAAGTTGTTAACGTAGCTCATCATCATTCTCCTTCATCGCCATTGTTGTCAAAATCAACGAAAGCCTCTTCAAGCCAGCTTGGATTAGAATAATTAATCACTTCTTCGGCCCAGCTTTGTATTTTCTTCAAACTTTGGCCGTCTGTATGTTTTATCCAACCATCTTCATCAATTACAATTTCTTTTATTTTTGCTAATAACTGTTTGTTTTTTAAATCGTGGTAATGCAAAGCGCGGGTTACTGCTGTTGATATTTTTGCTGCGTTGCTCATATCATCGAGCGTACTTTCTAATGTTTTAATAATTATGTTCCACTCAGCGCCAGATAGCGTAATCGTAAACTTTTTTTCTAATCTTGCGCCTTCAAAGAGTGAATTAGTTGCCCCACAACTCCTGCAACCAAAATCGGTAGCTGCTAATCCATACAAAAGTTCCTGTTTATTCATCATCATTTTCCTGTTTGTTTTTGATATTCATCTTGCAGTTTGTTGTAAGCATTGTAGGCGGCTTTTCTTCTATTAAGTTCTGGAAAGAAACCTTCCGCATTATGGTCCATCACTTCACTAGCAGCATAAATCAAACACAATACCTGTTGATCCGTAAAAGTAATTGTAATTTTTTTGCTCATAATTTTTGCGCCTCCTTCTCCTCTATCTCCCACTGTTCTGGCTCTTTGTACCAATGCAAGTTTTCAATTTCTCCGTGTATAGTATTTTTGATCCAATCCTTACAAGTCTCATAATCAGCAGGGGGATTATTGACTTCGACATCGCAGTTATAATGATTAGCAATACCAATCCTTGCATCTTCGCTCAAATCGAAAGTAATTCTGATCTTCATCTCTGAGCCTCTCTCCGCTTTGCATTCTTGATATTCATGTGCTGGATGTAACCTTGAACTTTTTCTGGGACTTCATCACTGGCTACTTTGTCTAGACCTCTGGGCCATACACCAAACTTTTCTTTGTACTTCCAGCTCGCCCATCCTTCCTTGTAGCCTCTATTCATACCAAACCTAATCAAGCCGCTAAGAAATACTTGCTTGTCTTCTTTGCTGGTTAGCTTGTTGACCTTGACTAGCTCTTTGCCGTCATCCTTGAGTATCTCGGCTTTAGGAGGTAGCTGATAGCCGCAGGCTCCGCACCTGACTCCCTGAAATTGGCTATAGCAAACAGGGCATTCCTGCATCTTGAGTTCAACTTCTGGCCTCTCAACTTGCTCTCGTTCTTTGAAGTTTTGCTTACCTTCATCTAGCTCTGAAGGGATAACGTCTTCTGGGAATTGTCCATGCTCCTCCAGATTTCCAGCATGATCTAGATAGGTCGCTATCTCTTTATCTGGATGTATCCGCATAATGCGCCCAGCTCTCTGCACAAAACTAATCAGAGACTTAGTAGGAAAGCAGTCTATGAGGATTTCAGTAGATGGAGAGTCATAGCCAGTTGCCAGAAGCTTTGAGCATGACAACACCTTGTAAACTCCATCCTCAAAGTCTTGATAGATTAGCTCTCGTTCTTCATCAGGCGTGTACCCATCAATGTGACAGGCTGGAATTCCTGCCTGATTAAATCTCTCTACTAGGTTTTTTGAGTATGTAATGTTAGGAGCAAAGGCTATTCCACGCCTTGTGAGTCCCTTAGAATGCTTCCTGTAGTTTTCGATGATGTCTCCTGCCAATGTATCGTCTTCTAGCATCTTCTGTCCTAGCTCTTCTGGGTCGTAGTCTGAGCCTCCAGTAGATAGAGCCTTAGTCTTGATACCCTTGGTATCTAGTCTCTTGCCTGCATAATACTCTACAGGACACAGCCAGCCTTCCTCCATCAAGTCTCTAGGCTTTTTGGTGACAATCAAGTCATCGTATGTCAGTCCGAGATTTTTGCTGTAAGGAGTCGCGCTCATGCCAATGAAGGGTATGGCATTCCAGCGATGCATAATGTCTAGAAGGCCTTTGTACTGAACGTGGCACTCGTCAACAATACCAACATCAAACCTTAGCTCTCGATTAATCGCAGTCTGAACGCTGGCTATCTGAATTTTCTTGGTATGATCAAAAGGCCTGTCTCCTTGGATGACAGTGTAGTCAGCTCCTAGCCGCTTAAAAGTTTCTTCAGTCTGTGCAAGCAACTTTAAGCGGTCCACAAAGAAAATACCTGTTTTACCTTTCTTGGCAGCAGACATCAGGATATGAGCAGCGATAGCTGTCTTTCCAAAACTACATGGTGCTGCCAATATTGGTCTAAGCTTTCCAGCCGCTATGCTGCCCCTCAGAGCAGCTACAGCGTCTAATTGATGTGGTCTAAGTTCAGCAACCATTAGTATGGCTCCCTTGATTGCAGATCAGGGTCATAATAATGCGGCTGGTAACACTCCTGCTCAACGTGAGAATCAACGTGATCGTGAATCCACTTCACCAAAGCTTCTCTAATAACCTTCTTTAGCTCCTGAGCTGCATCAAGATTTTGCGTATCGTTCCTAACAACATTGACGATTAGTTGTGCATAATCGCCAGCGTCAAGTTTTTCTACAGCATCGTAATAAAAGTCAGCGTCTGACGTTGGGCCAAAATAGATGTCTATGCCTTCGTCAATTATTTCATCTGGGACTATGCCCCAATCAACTACGTTTTCGCCATGATGGTCAACAACCCACTCAGCGCACTTTGCAAAAAAAAGGTCTTGCCTTTTGCTCCACTCTTTCTCTGCTTCCATAAATTTTACTATTGTCATTTTCTATCTCCGTTTCGTTAATCAATATGGTTATTAGACCATATCTAATTCCTATTTGCAAACACTTTGTTAACAATATAATCCCTTATATATCAATAATTTGGGTGCGTACCTAAACCGGAACACGCTTCCAATTTAGGTACGACTAACCTTAGCGCGGCTTAATCGGCTGGTGCATCAAGCTGGAAGTCAAAAAGGCTGTCTTACAAACCTAAAAAACCGTTTGACTCGATCACCAACTGCAAGTGTTTTGCTGAATTCGCCCACCGCTTGCTGGGACGAGGACCGCTCAAACAACCAAATTTGCGGTCCAATCTTATAAACCAGCCTGATTTTTAGACCCACGCTCAGGCCAAACGTGGAGAACAGGAATGACATTTCCTGTGGTCTTCTATGAAGCCTTCAGCTCTGCTATCTGCCTCTTATGTTCGCGCTTTAGGCTTGCAGCTTTCTGAGCTTTAGTCCTTACATCCGGTTTATCAGTGTCATTAATTGCTTCATGTTCTACTAAAAAATCATGCACACTTCTGCCAGTTTTATTTAGCGCACTTTTTTCTAGCTTGGTTCTAACAGATATATCT